TGCTTCGGCTTCGGCCTGAAGAAGTACGGCTGATGGCTCTAACTGAGGATCTCACTCAGTTCCTTGCCGATTTCGGCGTCAGCTGCACAGCTGGCGCCGTTACGGCATTGGGCCTTCTGGACATGCCCACGCAGGTGCTGGCTGGCGAGATGGTGCTGAGCACCGACTACACGCTGACAGCACGGGCCGCTGACTTCGGCGGGCTCAAGTACGGCGACAGCGTCACGGTGGCGACGGTTGCCTACCAGGTGCGCGAGACGCGGCTGATTGACGATGGTGCTTTTGTAGAGATCGGGTTGCAAAAGGTATGAGCAGCCCCATAAAGGTCAACACCAGAGTTGGGTGGGCGGCGCAGAACCCGCGCCTTCTGCTTGGCGAGTTCGGGCAAGAGACGGATACCGGCAACCTCAAAATCGGCAACGGCCGACAGCTCTGGAATGACCTGCCGTATCACGGTTGCCCCGGCTACTGGGGATCGTTCTGGGATTCGACATCACAGACAGCAGCTCTCATCAACACGCCTCAGGCCATCCTGTTACGTTCTGGCGATTCCAATAGCCGTGGCATCACCATTGCTTCGGCCAGCCGGGTCACGGTGGCGCATCCGGGCATCTACAGCCTGACGTTTTCGATCCAGTTCAGCAACAGCGACAGTTCAATCCACGACATAAACGTCTGGCTGCGGAAGAACAACAGCGGCACCAGCGGTGACGTTCCAGATTCCGACAGCCGCTTCAGCGTGATCTCGCGGCACGGGGGCATCGATGGCAACGTCCTCGGCACCGTGAACTATGTGCTCCCACTGGTCGGCTCTGATTATCTGGAGCTGATGTGGGCCACAACCAATTTGGCGGCCTACATCCACGCTGAGCCTTCTGGGGCAACGCATCCGGCTATCCCCGGCATTATCTGCACCGTCATTCAAGTCGCGAGCGCCTGATCATGACCACCCGCCGCGAGACAATCTTGGCTGCTGTAGCGTCCGCACTGGCGGGCACCACGGGCGTGAGCACGCGCATCTACCGCAGCCGGGTGGAGCCGATGAGCCGCGGCGAGAGCCCGGCCATCGTCATCGAACCGGTGCAGGACCAGGCTGAGCAGAACACCAGCCTGCCCACGCTGGACTGGAGCTTGACGGTGCGCATCAGCGTGATCGTGCGCGGCGCCATCCCTGACCAACTGGCTGACCCGACGGTGGAAAGTTTGCACAGCAAACTGATGGCGGACCTAACGCTGGGCGGCTACGCCATCGACGTGCAGCCGCAGGGCGTAAATTTTGAGCTGGTAGAGGCGGATCAGCCAGCTGGCGTGATCAGCTGCGACTATCTGATCCGCTACCGCACCAACGTCACTAATCTTGCAACGGGATGATGGCTACGATGGACGAGTATCAAGGCCAGGGCGGGACCTACCTCCTGGATCCCAAAACCGGCAAACGCAAGCTCATTGAGCGCACCGAGCCGGCCACCTTCTCCGAACCCCAACAAGAGGTAACGAGCAATGCCGCTCCTGAGCCGCAAACGCCTAATCCTGGCAAAAACTGAGTCCACCTACGGCACGGATCCCACCCCCACGGGTTCGTCCAACGCCATCCTGGTGCGCAACTTGGAGATCACCCCGCTGCAGGCCGAAACGGTCAGCCGCGACCTGATCCGCCCTTACCTGGGCGTGAGCGATCAGCTGCTCGCGCAGACCCGCGTTGAGGTGACCTTTGAGGTTGAGCTGGCCGGCTCCGGCACTGCCGGCACCGCCCCGGCTTACGGCCCGGTGCTGAAAGCCTGCGGCCTGTCCGAGACCGTGGTGGCCACCACCAGCGTGACCTACGCGCCGGTGAGCGCCAGCTTCAGCAGCTGCACCATTTACTTCCACAACGACGGCATCCGCCACAAGGTGACCGGCTGCCGTGGCACCTGGAGCGTCAGCGCCGAGGTGGGCACCATCCCGTTCATCACCTTCACGATGACCGGGATCTACAACGCACCGACCGACGAGTCGCTGCCCAGCCCCACCTACGCCAACCAGGCTGCGCCGCTGATCTTCAAGAACGGCAACACCAGCAACTTCTCGATCTTCAGCTACAGCGGCTGCCTGCAGTCGCTGAACTTTGACCTGGCCAACGAGACCATCTACCGCGAGCTGGTGGGCTGCACCAAGGAAGTCTTGATCACCAACCGCGCCCCCAGCGGCACCGTGGTGATCGAGGCGCCGAGCATCGCCACCAAGGACTTCTTCACGATTGCCAACGGCTCCAGCACTGGCAGCATCAGCTTCCAGCACGGTTCTACGGGTGGCAACATCGTGACGTTCACCACCGCTCAGTCCGACATCGGCAGCCCGACCTACTCCGACCAGGACGGGATCCAGATGCTAAACCTGCCCTACCTGGCCATTCCGACCAGCTCGGGCAACGATGAACTGAGCCTCGCCTTCACCTGATCAAGGAGCTTCCTGCATGGCGTTTGTTCTCAAGCAGTCCGACACCTACGTCTGGCCGGTCACCGTCGAGATCCCCATCGACGGCGGCCGCTTCGACCGGCAAACATTCGACGCCGAGTTCAAGCGCCTGCCGCAGGCTCGCAACAACGCGATCATCGCGGCCGCCAGAGCAGAGACCACCACTGACCTAGAGGTGGCCGATGAGGTGCTCGCGGGCTGGAAGGGCATCACCGACGATGCCGGCAAGGATGTTCCCTACAGCGAGACCGCCAAGGCTCAGCTGTTGGATGTGCCGGGCGTTTCCGCTGCGGTGGTCGAGGGCTACATCAACTCGCTACTGGGAGCGAAGAGAAAAAACTGATTGAGGCCGCAGAGCACTGGGCACGCGGCGGCCAGCAAGACGACACAGAAGATGACGCCGCGGTGCTGGGCGTCAGCTTGCCGGAGCCGGTTGGCGCTGCGGATGACTTTGAGGTGTGGGAGGAGAACTGGCCGGTGGTGGACCTGTTCCTGCGCGTGCAGACGCAATGGCGCACCGGCATGAGCGGCGTGGTAGGCCTGGATTACACGGCTGTGGCGTGGGTTCTTAGACTGATTGCAGAGGAGGCCAACCACCGCGCCCTGCTGGAGGATCTGCAGATCATGGAAGGCGCCGTGCTGGCCTACATCGCAAGGCAGGAGGGCTGAGGCATGGCGATGAACATGAACGCCGCGCTGAAGATCCGTGCCGACGTTGACGGGCAGAACAAGATCGTCGCGCTGAACCGCGGTCTTAATTCGCTGGAGACCACGGCCAAGGGCGTGACGGGCGCCATGCGGGGCCTCACGGGCGCGTCTGCGGGCCTCTCCGGGGCGCTGGGTGCATTGGCCCCCCTGTTGAGCGTGGCGGGCCTTGCGAGCCTCGTGAAGGGCACGCTGGACGCCGCTGACAACATGAACGACCTGGCGCAGTCCACGGGCGTGTCGGTTGAGGCGCTGAGCCGGTTCAACAAGGCCGCGGCGGTGAGCGGCACCAACCTGGAGGGCGTCAGCAAGGGCCTGGTCAAGCTCAACAAGGCGATGGTGGACGCAGCCACCGGCGGCAAGGAGTCGGCAGCCACGTTCCAGGCGCTTGGCGTCAACGTGAAGAACGCTGACGGCTCGCTGAAGTCAGCCGACCGGGTGATGCTGGAGGTGGCTAACCGCTTCAAGGCGATGCCTGACGGTGCGGCCAAGACGGCGCTGGCATTGCGGCTGTTCGGCAAATCCGGTGCGGAGCTGGTGCCGCTGCTCAACATGGGCGGCGATGCCATCGACAAGATGAGCACCAAGATGACCACCGCATTTGCCCAGAAGGCGGATGAGTACTCCGACAAGCTGGCGGTGCTCGGCGGCAAAGTGCGTGCGCTGGGCATGGATTTGACCATCGCGCTGCTGCCGGCGCTGGATCAGATCACCGATGCGCTGACGGTGGTGGTGAGCGGGTTCAACAGCCTGCCGGATCCGCTGAAAGCCGCGGCCGTGGGGGCCGCCACGCTGGCCCTGGCGTGGGGCCCGCTGAGTGGCGTTATCAAAGGCGGCATCGGCCTGGTGGCCACGCTGGCCAACGGCATGGAGATCCTGCGCTATCAAACAGCGCTGGCAGGCGGCGTGGTGCCCTTGTTGACCGGCAGCCTGCAGGGCCTGCGGTTGGCGATTTTGGCGATTCCCGGCTGGGGCTGGGTGCTGGCTGGTGTGACCGCGCTGGGCCTGCTCGGCAAGGCGCTCTACGACAACAACGAAGGCTTCAGAAGCTGGGTCAACAACGTCGGCACGATCATCAGCACCGACTTTCAGAACGCCATGAAGAACGTGGTGGCGCTTGGCAGGGCAGCGGCCCAAGGCGTGAGCAACGCATGGCAGGCGCTGGTGGGCGCCACCAGCAGCGCAGCTGCGGCCATCGGCAACGCTTTTAGCGGCCCGTTCGGGTTCATCGCCAATGCGGCGCAGCAGGTGTTTGGCCAGGTGCAACGCGCGATCGCATCGTTGTGGAACGCGCTGCCTGAGCCGATCCGCAAGGCGCTGGGCCAGGCCGGCCAGATGGCACTCAACGCAAGCCCGGCCGGCTACCTGGTGGGCGTTGGCGTGCGCGCGTTTCAGATGGGCCCGCAGCCGACCGTCAATCGTGCCGGCAAGGCAGACCTGGGCGCTGATGGCGGGCTCAGCGCTTTCACGCCCGACCTGGGCGCCCTGGGTGGTAGTAGCGGCGGCGGCGCCAAAGCTGCAGCGGAAAAGGCAAAACAGCAGCGTGAGGCGCTCGCTGCGTCCAAAAGTGCGCTGGAACAGGCCAGGGCTGAGCTGGCAATCGAGCGTGAACTGGATCCCGTCAGGAAGATCCAACTGGAGTATGCGGAGAAGCGTCGGGCTTTGATGGCTGCTGTGGATGCAGAGCTGGCCAAGCAGCTGCCCAAGGAGCAGGAGGCCAACGTTCAGCGCAAGCGCAGCGTGGACCTGCAAAAGCTGGACGTGCAGGAGAAGAAGGAACTGGCCGACGCCTACAAAAAGCTGGGCGATGCTGCCTATGACGCGGCCTTCAAGACTCAGTTTTGGGGCTCAGCAACCGAGACCACCAAGGGCGCGCTGTCTGGCTTCCGCGATGGCATCAGCTCCTACCTGGAGAGCATCGGCACTCTGGGCGAGGGCATCAGCAGCCTGACGCAGAGCAGCATCAAGGGTCTGGAAGATGCCATCGTGTCGCTGACCACTACGGGCACCTTCAGCTTCCGGCAGTTTGCGCTGTCGGTCGTTGAGGAGATGACTCGAATGGTCACCCGGCTGCTGATCATTGCGCCGATTTTGCAGGCGATCCAGAGCCTGATCCCTGGCGCTGGCGGCATCGGCGCAAAGTTCCCTACCGGCGCCGGCCTGCTTCCCAAGGGCAAGCTGTTTGAGGGTGGGATTTTTGGCAACGGCGGGGCCTTTGACCGCAACGGCCTGCAGGCGTTCGCCATGGGCGGCATCGTCAACCGCCCGACGATCTTCCCGTTTGCCGATGGTGGCGCCGGCCGGCTCGGGCTGATGGGTGAGGCCGGGCCCGAGGCGATCATCCCCCTCAAACGCGGCGCTGACGGCAAGCTGGGCGTAGCTGGTGGCGGTGGCACCACGGTCAACGTCAGCGTCGATGCACGCGGCACCAGCGTCGAAGGTAACGACACCCGCGGCAACCAGCTGGCCCGTGTTGTGGCTCAAGCGGTGCAGGCAGAATTGATCAAGCAGAAGCGGCCGGGTGGCCTGTTGGTGACCTAACCCATGGCAACTTTCACTTACACCCCCAGCTTCGAGGCCACCGAAAACAGCCAGCCGCGCGTGCGGCGGTTTCAGGCCGGCGACGGCTACGAGCAGCGCATCACGTTTGGCCTGCACGCGGACCCGAAGGAGTGGAGCCTGACGTTCGCCAACCGCACCGACACCGAACGCGACAACATCCTGACCTTCCTGGAGGCCCGTGGCGGTGTGGAGTCGTTCGATTGGACGCCACCCCGCGGCACCACTGGCAAGTACGTCTGCAGTGAGTGGCAGACAACGCTCAGCAACTGCAACAATAACCAGATCCAGGTCACCTTTCGCGAGGTTTTTGAGCCATGAGCACCATCGTTACCCGCGCTGGCAAGGGGAGCGCCCTGACGCATGCGGAGGTGGATGCAAACTTCACCAACCTGAACAATGCGTCTCAGACTGTTTTTATTGCGAACACAACCACGCTCACCAACCAGGTACAGGCGCTGTCTGATTTCGGCACCGGCGGTTTTTCCTGGTTTGAGCTGACAACAACTAATCGGTTTAACCGCATCCGACTGAATTGC